GTCGCATGGCCGACCAGAAGTCGGTGGTGGAGTTCCGTGGCAACAGCCGCGACGTGCTGGCCTACTGGCTGGCCGACCGCATGGACCAGCTGGCGTTCCTGACCCTGTCGGGCGTGGCCTACAGCCGCCGCAACAGCGGTGCGACCCGCACCGGCTCGGACTTCCCGTCGCTGGAGTTCGCCGCCGACGTCAAGGCCCCGACCGCCAACCGGCGTGTGCGCTGGGACGGCACCAACAAGCGCATCGTGCTGGGTGGCGCCTCGTCCGCCGTGGCCGCTGCCGACACCCCGATGTGGGAACTGTTCGTGCAGCTCAAGGCCCTGGCCAAGGACACCTACATGCGCGGCGTGGGCAGCGAGGGCGGCGATGAGTCGTTCCACGCGTTCCTGACCCCGCAGGCCATGGCCCGCCTGAAGCTGGACCCGACCTACCTGCAGAACCTGCGTCACGCGCAGGAGCGTGGTGGCTCGAACCCGCTCTTCACCGGCGAGTCCGTGAAGATCGACGGCATCTGGCTGCACGAGTTCCGCCACGTCATCAACACCGCCAACGCCCCCTCCGGCTCCAAGTACGGCGCGGGCGGCACTGTGGACGGCTGCCAGATTCTGTTCTGCGGTGCGCAAGCGCTCGGCATGGCAGACATCGGCGCCCCCGAGTGGGTGGAAAAGGGCTTCGACTATGACAACCAGCAGGGCATCTCCTGCGGGAAGATCATGGGCTTCCTGAAGCCGCAGTTCGGCAACATCTACACGGGCAACTCCATCGAAGACTTCGGTGTGATCAGCGCGTACGTTGCTCAGTAATCCCTCTTCACCAGGAGAAGCAACATGCAAGTGCAAGCTGCCCGTACCTCTCAGCGCATCCAAGCCGCTGAGGTGGTGTTCGCCTTCAACGACTGGGCCATCGACTCCGTCGACGGCGTGCGCAAGACCTTCGGCTCGTCCGTGGCTCTGGCGGACCCGGCCGGCGTCGTGGCGGGCCTCACGGCCCCCGCGGGCCTCGTCGCCGACCTGATCAACATGCCTCCGGGCGCGGTGATCGTCGGCGGTGAGGTGATCGTCGAGACCGCGTTCGCCGGCATCGGCGCCGGCGCCACGCTGTCTGTCGGCATCGCCGGCAACACCACGGCGCTGGTCAACGCGATGGACCTGGACGCGGCCCTCGCCGGCTCGCGTACCGCCTTCGCGCTGACCGCGCCGATGCTGGCCAACGCTGGCCAGAACCTGCGCGTGACCACCGCCGGCCTGACCGCTGGTGGTGCCACTGCCGGCCGTGTGCGCATCCGCGTGCAGTACACGATCGACAACCGCGCCGAAGAGGTCGTGTCCAACTGATGACCGCCGAGAGAGGGGCTTCGGCCCCTCTCACTTCTTTCAACCAAGGAGAACTGCATGAAGTTTGCGCTGAACCGTGATCGCATCCTGGCCACGACCAAGGGGCACACCATCGAATTCAAGAAGGGCGAGCTGACCCACGTGCCGCCCGAGTGCTACGACGAGGCGATCGCCATTGGCGCTGTCCCCGAGTCGGAAATCGAAGACGACGCCAATACCGGGCCGCGTCGCCCCGAGAGCGAACTTGAGCTGCGCCAGCAGGTCTTTGCTGCCTTCGACGCCATGGTGCTGAAGAACGAGCGCGAGGACTTCACCGCTGGTGGCGCCCCGCACCCGAAAGCCCTGAGCGCCCGCCTGGGCTGGCGCATTGACGCCAAAGAGCGCGACACCCTCTGGGCCGCGTACCAGCAGCGCGATAAGGACTGATCATGACCCCTCGTGCCTTGCACGACATGTTCCGCGAAGAGATGAACGACACCGAGGCGCCGTACCTCTGGTCGTCGTCGCTTCTCTACGCGTACATGTCCGAGGCCCAGGAGATGTTCTGCCGCAAGACCGAGGGCATTGAGGACGCCTCGACTCCCTCGGTTTGTCGCATCGCCATCGCCCCCGCGGCCGACTGGTACACCCTGTCGCCGCTCATCACCAAGATTCGTGGGGCCACGCGCGCCGACACGGGAGCCCCGATCCGTGTGATCAGTGCGGAGAAGGCGCCTATCGAAGGCGTCCGCTTCGACGGAAGACCGGGGCCGTTGCGGGCGTTGGTCACCGGGCTGGAGCGCCACCGTGTGCGCGCGTGGCCCATGCCGAACGAGGCGCTCACCATCGAGCTGCAGGTCTTCCGCCTGCCGCTGACCGAGATCACCGGCACCGACCGCGCCGAGCAGTTCGAGATTGACCGGCAGCACCACATGTCGCTGCTGCACTGGATGAAGTTCCGCGCCTACGGCAAAGAGGACGTGGAGACCTACGACCGCCGCAAGGCAGAAGAGCACGAGGCTCGGTTCTTGGCCTATTGCGAGCAGGCCAAGGAAGAGCAGGTTCGCGCACGACACACCCCCGGCACCGTTGCTTACGGCGGCATCTGAAGAAAGGACCAGACCATGCCTTCGCTCATCTACAACCGCACGCTCGAACTCTGGGCCCGCGGCAACATCGACTTCGACACCGACACCTTCCGCGTCATGCTGACCACCTCGGCGTACACGGAGGACAAGGACGCGCACGACTTCCGCAACGACGTGACCAACGAGGTGGTGGGCACCGGCTACACGGCCGGGGGCAACATCGCCACCGTCACGGTCACGCTGGACCTGGCCAACGACCGGCTCGACATCACGCTGGGCGGCACGAGCTGGGCGGCCTCGACCATCACCGCGCGCAAGGCCGTGTACTACAAGGCCCGCGGCGGTGCGGCGACGGCCGACGAGCTGATCGCCGTCAACGACTTCGGCTCGGACGTGATCAGCTCCAGCGGCACCTTCACGCTGAACCCGAGCACCTTCCGCGTCAGCAACCCCTGATTGGAGCCAACCATGACTGAGAAACACGCTGCTGTGACCGAGACGCAGAACGCCGACGGTTCGACCACCCTGTCCATGAAGCTGTCCGAGATGAGCCTGGAGCAGCTGGAGCAGGTCAGCCAGGCCCTGGGCCGCCAGCGCGACAGCATCCGCGACCAGATGCTGCACGTGCGCAAGCTGATCGACGCCCGCGTGGCCGAACAGAACGACGCCGCGCTGCGCGCGCAGATCGCTGCCCTGCAAGGCCAGCTCAGCGGCACCGCCCCTGGCGCCGTGATCGAAGCCTCGGCGCAAGCCTGACACCACCCACGCCGCCAGGAGCGGCTACGAGAGGGCACCATGAAGAAGCTGTTGTTGATCCTTGCTGCCCTCGCCTTCCCGGCGCTGGCGGCCGTCACGCTCACCGACACCAACACGCCGCGCTGGCAGCTGGTCCGGGGCACCACGAACGTGGGCACGCCCCACACCACCGAGGCTGCTTGCCTGCAAGCCGCGCGCACCGACGCCGAGGCACGCAAGGCGACGGCCAACTACCGCTGCGTCTACACCCGCGCGTTTACCGCCACGTGGACCGCGGATGCTCCCCCGCCTGTGGTTGACCCGCACAACGGCGGCGTGCAATCGGGCTTGATGCCCAGCTACAACCCGGCGACGATCCCTGCGCCGGCTGCTGGGTCCGGCGAGTGGCAAATCCGCACGACGGGCGAGATGCCCTACCCAGGCGACGGCGTCGGGGCCTTCCGCACGGTCTGCACCCGGTCGCATTTCAACCGCGACGACAGCCTAGTGTTCCCGAACCAGCCGGGCCGGGCGCACCTGCACATGTACTTCGGCAACACGGGCAGCAACGCGGCCAGCACGCCCGAGTCGCTGCTGGCCACCGGCAACAGCACCTGCCGGGGCGGCGTCGCCAACCGCTCCAGCTACTGGGTGCCAGCCATCATCGACACGCGCGATGGCGCGGTGATCGACATGGACCGCGTGGACGTCTACTACAAGACCGGCTACCGCGGCGTTGCCCCGGCTTCCGTGCGACCGTTCCCCGTTGGCCTGCGGATGATCGCTGGCGACATGCGTCGCACTGCCGAGCAGCCTTGGGGGCCGACCGAGTTCCGCTGTGATGGCACGCGGTCTTGGGGAATGCCTGTCAACTGCACGGGCGCTCTAGAGGCTCATGTGGTGTTCCCGCAATGCTGGAATGGCCGCGATCTTTACGCCGCCGAACAGTCGCATATGGCATATGCAGATCGCGGATGCCCCGCGTCGCACCCGGTTCCGCTGACCGAGATCAGCTACGTCCTGCACTTCAACATCCCGGCCGGGCGCAGCACATCAACCTGGCGACTGTCCTCGGACAACTACACCGGCGGTCAGGGCGGCTACAGCATGCACG